TGATATGGTCCTCCGTTATATAACCATTCGTCGATGGTTGCAGCTTCCCAGATTGGGTAGAAGTGAAGACCGATTGCGTTAGATGATGGGACGATAGCTCCCGAGATGATGTTGTTTCCATAGAGTAGAGATCCGGCTACGGGTTCGCGTATACCATCTATGTCAACTGGAGGAGCCGCAATGAAAGCAATGATGAATGCTGTTGTTGCTGTTAGTAGTGCAGGGATCATAAGGACACCGAACCAACCAACGTAGAGTCGGTTGTCGGTACTTGTTGTCCAGTCACAAAAACTCTGCCAGTTGTTAGTTGGTTTTGTTATTTGTACTGTTGTTGCCATTTAAAAAATGCCAGGGATAATTTGTCCAGTTATTATGTAAGAACCAAGGGCAGCTACAAAGCCTAACATTGCTAATTGTCCGTTAACCCGCTCAGCATTTTCAAAGTAAGGTTGTTCGATTACCTGAGCTTGTGCTTCAGTAGCGAATCTGTTGTTGCGTCCGCCCTGTTCTGTTGTAGTTGTCATTAATAAATTAAATAAGAGTGCGACTTGTGGCGAGGACGATCTTTCGGGTCGCCACGTATAATTATGCACTTATAGGAACTTCTTCAAAGGAACCAAACTGATGTCTACCTTCCTTATCTCGTATCAGTATACCAGGATCATACTCAAGATCTTTCATACCTTCATGTAGAACAGGCATATTATCAGGATTTTGATTCCAAGGTTGAGCTTCTATAAAATCAGCTATTAACATTGGATTATTTATACCACCCCAACCTTCTGGTAAATCTTCACTAGGTTCTGCTGGTGTATCCCATGGTACTCCTGAACCATCCTCTACTGGAAATGGTAGAAGTATATCCATATTAGGATCTGTTATACCACTGGCCATCTGACCTTGAGGGTTAATTAATAGTTGATATATAAGAGGTAAAATAGCTGGAGCAACATCTTGTATTATCTTTAAAGGATTAGGAGCTGGCCAATCTTTATCATAAGGACCATCAGTAGTCATATCATCCGAAGGACTTCCACCTTTTCGCTTGGTTGGATTATTTCGTTTCTGATATTCCTCAGTTAATTTTTCATTTAAAGCATCTTGCTCTTCTTTGATTTGCAAGAGTTGATTTAATCTTTCGTTTCGTCGTTGCTCATCCTGGACTTGTACATTAGTTTTACCTTTATCTAAAAGTCCTCTCTTATACTCTTCTGTTGCTATATTATCTGCACTAGGATGGTCTGCTTCTGGTTGTCCTTCTCCAGGAGCTGGTGGGTATTTAGATTTAAAACGAGCTATTTCAAATTGTTTACCTTGATTATAAGCTTCTAATATCTGATCAGCTTTAAGAGTATTCTTTAACTGATCTTCAAAACTTAATCTAGCCATTAGTACCCCCTAATTTGCATCGGGTTCTTTTTCTTTTTCTTTGCTGCTTTCTTTGCAGCTGCTTTACCTTTCTTTGTATAAGGGTAATGCTTTCCATTTACGACTGGCATTTTAAAAATCGATGTTGGATCTTGATAATTTCTCCATTACTTCTTGTCTATAAGCAGTATCTCTATCATATCTAGGATCATTCATTGCTTCAACAACTTGAGCTTGACTCTTATAGACATCGGTATTGGCTTTGGGTGCATTTCCTGTTAACATTTTACCGTCATAACCTATGGTATCATTATACCTATATGCTAAGGATCGTACAGCAAAAAACGCAGCTAGTGGATCACCACGTTCCATTACTGTATCAAACATTTGAACTTCTTGCTCATTAAGATTTTGTTGAGCCCACTTCATCATGTTACCATAATTTTCTTTACCCCCAACAACACCTTGTAATTCAGTAACTTCTTGTTGTGTTAAATCTCTTTTAGCAGGTTGTGCTTGATTACTCTGACGATATTGAAGATGCATATTAGCAAGATCAGTAGTACTCATCTTATTTAATGCATCTAATGTTTCTTTATTATATTCACCTTTACTATTAGCTTGTTCCCAAAGCTCATCTAGAATATTAGATTCAGGTGTTTCCTCTTTAGCTTCTGGAGGTTCTTGTGAATCTTCTTCAGCCTCAGGTTTTTCTTTACCTAATTTTTTCTCTAATTCTACATAAGCTTTCTCAAGTTCTTGAGCATCTTTATATTTACCAGCAAGAAGCTCATCCTGCTGGTTTTGTAACTCTTCTCCTACAACTAAAGATTCCTGTTCATCTGGTGTAAGATTCTCAATAGAATCTGTAGCTGTTTCTGTTTGTGGATTAGTATCTATTGTTAATGTTTCTGACATTATACTTCAGGTGGTAGTGGTCCAGCCCCTTCTGGTGGGGCCATCTGTTCAGCTAATGCTGGATTTTTAGTAGGATCTAACATAGGAGAATTTAAAACTTGACCTCCTAGTTTAGTTTCTTCTAATTCCATAGCTTGTTGTTGAGCCATCTGCTCTTGTTGTTGTATTTCTTGTACACTCTTAACAAGGTTAAGTACATCAATACCTTGTGCAGCTGCTAATCTCTTAATCACTTCATCAGGATTAATATATTGAGTAATAGCTTCTGGTCCCATTGTTTGAGCAATAGTAGTTAAGAAAGCTCCTAAAGCTTGTACATCCTGGCCTCTTCCTAAACTATTAATACCAGCTACAATAGTAGGTTTAACCATACCTTTAGGTATACGTGGTATTTCTCCTGTTTTTTGGAAGACATTCAGTTTGCGATTTAGATATGGAACAAGGAATTCTACAGTAAGTAATCCAAATAAACCACCTAACTGTTGTTCTAATTCCAACTGGGTCATTTGTACTTCTTGTGCTGTAGTACGTTCACTATCACGTACTGATAGTATAAGGAATGCCTCGTTTAATCTCTTTTCAAGTGTAGCCATCAACTGATAGGCTGTCTGGAAGTCAGCAGTCTTGCCCACTTGGACAACACCTATATCATCTGGTCTTCCTTGAACGATCGCTCCGTTGCCTGCCTGGGCCAGCGTCTGTGGTTTAGTAGTGCTTGAGGGTGATACAGTAAACACAACCTTTGCAGCTGCTGCAGAGCCTTCTACGAGTGCCTGAGACAATGCCTCTAATGACTTAAGATCTCCTATGAATTGGCCGACACGACCTCGCCCGTAAGCTTCTCCATCCACAGTGTTAAATCTTAGTGGTAACCAAGGTGTACTATCAACTGGTGCTTTACCTCTTGAATCAGGTAGTACCTTATTATACACCTCTTGATGCCAAATGAATCTATTGTTGTCACGTGTGACATGAGTATAGATATCTACCTCTTCCTCATCTTGGTCTGTATCTTCATTAGCATCTGACACCATATCCTGTTCAGGAGGTAGGTGCTTCTCTATTAAGTTTTTATGTATACGTTCCTTAGTGACTATTTCAATCACATTGCCGTTGCCATCTCGTTCTAACACAAAGCGGTTAAGAGGATATAGTTTTAGACCTTCTTTGGACATATATATTAGAGCGTTACCTCCTACCACAAGATGTTGTAATGCCTGGTGTATTACCACGCGATCATCTGATGCTGCAATAGCATCGAGGATAGTACGCTCAATTTTTGCAAATGATAAGTCTAATTCTGATTTTATTTCTGCAGGAAACTCTTCACCTAGTTGAGACTCGTCTACCTGTAGTTTAAAGAAACTGGTTTGTGGAGGTACGAGGCTTAAAGATAGCTTTGAAGCTAATGCCACTACTCCTTTTGCACCAACGCTTTGCCAAGGTGTCTTAAACTGTTTCATACCTTTCGAGTACTCATCGTGTCCACGAATAAGGTATGGTAATGTAAGTTTCGATGCGTCTTCCGCTTCAGTTAGAAACTGGGAACGTTCGCCTGATAAATAATCGTAACGTTGTTTTGCAGTCATTTTATTTAGTATATTGGTTAAAATATTGTCTCTGTTGCTCAGGCCCCTTCAATCCTAAGTTCAAAATCTCATAAAGAGTTTTAGCAGCACCCCACAAACTCTGATCATTGAGAGATTTACTAAGTGGATTGTGTCCATAGTAGATTCGATCTGCATAATCTTTTGTTAACCAAGATTTTATCTGCTGAACTCCTTCTTCACCTCCTGCAGCGACATGAAGCCATGGATCAACATTGGAGACATTCGCTTTTTGTTTCATTAATTTAGCTCTTTCTGGAGAAAGACCCTTGTTGCCAAGCTTTCTATTTATTTCCTCTGCAACGCTTTTCTTAACATTAGGATAAACAGTCTTTTTAGCAAAATCAGTAACCCAATTTCTTATATCTAAATTTAAACCTGTTAAATTTTGGACATCTCCTGCAACCAATGGTCCACTGAACATATTTGAAAGGTTATTAGCATTCCATTCGCCAGAAGAATCAAGTGATATTTTACCAGGCGTTCCAGCAACATCTGCTATTTTAATTCCTTTTTTAATAGAACGAGATTGGAAACCTTCTTGCTCGTTTCTCATATATTCTTCTACATCTTCTTCAGTCCATCCTTCTGGTATCTCTCCCAGAGATCCACCAGAATTATACCAATTGTGAACATTTGTTCTGGGTCCATGAGGTAATCTCTTACTTGGATCAGGTGGTTCCTTTTTCCCCCAAAAAGCAAGATCTTCTCCACCTTCATTTAATTGATCTGGAATTGTAGGTATAGTATTTAATTCCTCTTGAGCTTCTTGTATAAAATCAAGCGCTAAGTCAGTCTTCCCTCCAGTTTGAGGTATTTCTGCTATAGGTTCAGGAGGTATTTCTGCTATAGGTTCAGATGGTTCAGTACTTATTTCCTCTTCTAGTGGTGTTGGTATCCAGTTCGGATCCCATTTAAAATCTTCTGACCTTGTATCAGATGAATGTATAAGATTCTCCCAATTTGCTCGTCCTTCTGGTGAACCGAAAAGTTCTAAGTCCTCCGCTTCTCGCTGAGCCCACCAATCATCAAGATTATCAATACCTTTCTTAAGTTGATATTGCCAAGAAGCTCCAGTTGTTGGATTGTGTCCGTAACCAGAGTAATCATCAATCTTTCCACGCTTGAACTGTCCTGGTACTCTCCAATTATAAGCACTATGAGTACCGTAACCCATGGTAGTTCCGAAATAACCTTCTCTATCCTTCAGAGGCTGCCAGTTAGCATAATGACCGCTTGGGCGGTCTTTTATTTTGTTTTGATGCCAAGGCGTAGAGTCAGGGAATGCTTCTTTAATACTAACTTTAAGCTTATTAGGAGAAGTGGAACGCCATACAGGTTCTCCTTGGTACATTGTTAGGTGTTTCCATGCATCTGCTTCTCCTGCGTTAGCCGCTTTTATTGCTTCTAGAAGTGCAGCAGCTTGTGGATTAAGACTTTTAGTAGGTTGAGTTTCAGGTACTTCTTTTTTAAAACCTGCGTTTGGATTAAGGCCGACTAAACCTTGTGACTTTAATTTTTCACTTGAAATAGAAAGTGGATTATTAGTTGGAGTTGTAGGTTGAGTTTCACTAACTCTTATAATATCTTTAGGAATTTTATGCCAACCACTTGTATCTGAATCAGGCGCCCATTTTATATCATTATGTAAAGTTCCAGGTGTTGTTTTAGTAGTTCCATTGTTTGTATTTAGATCTCTACCAAGAGTATCACCGTGTACATAAGGATTATTAGCTATATCATTTCCAAACCAAGAAGATCCTTTTTTATGTCTAGGATCTATTAAAGGAATCGTTGCCATAATTTATTTCTCCAATCTATCTTTATACCATTCTATTACAGAACGTTGTCCTGCTCTATACATAATACACGCAAGCTCCTCTTTAGGATGTGGGTTTATGGGTGGGAATTTATCTTCCAGTTCTCGTAAAAGAGATTCTGGTGTGGGCCCCAGTAGAGGCTCAAGCATACTGGGGTAGATTTGTGTTGTCATGTTCGAAAAAAGCTGGCATTCTGGCTGCCTTAGTCTCAGAAAGTTGAGGTGCTATACCCTCATACATTAATCTATCACTAGAATCAAGCCAAAATTTTTTGTCCAAATATTTATCGCTAGTATTTATACTTAGGGGTTGTAAAATCCAGTTAATCGTGGCTTTCCTAAGTTTATCCAGAGAAGGAGAAGGACGTAAACCCAACTCATGACATACAA